CCGACAGGAGAAAAGTCTAAACGCGCTGATCGCGTGTCTATGTACATGTCCTACCAGCTACTAAATGAAATGCATGGGTGGGAAGAAGGAATGGATAAGCTGCTGATTCAGCTTCCAATCTTAGGTACTGTATTTAAAAAGACATACTGGGACCCTGTTCGAGAAGAAGCCGTTTCTGAAGTCATTCTACCAAAGACGCTAGTGGTTGATTACTGGGCTAAATCTCTAGAAAGTGCAGAACGCATTTCTCAAATTATTGAAATGTCGCCCCGCGTTCTGAAAGAACGGCAACTAGCTGGTATTTATTTAGATGTTGATTTGGGAAGTGCTCCAACACCAATTGGAGTTAATAATCCCCCTGCAAATGACGAAACAACACCATATACCATCATTGAGCAGCACACATATCTCGATCTAGACGATGATGGTTATCCAGAGCCGTATGTGGTTACGTTCCACCTAGAGTCTGCTAAGGTACTTCGTATTTATGCGAGGTTTACTGAAAAGACAATGTTTTTTGGTAAAGATGGTAAATTAATTAAGATTGAGCCTTTACAATATTACACAAAATTTGGATTCATTCCCAACCCAGATAATGGGTTTTATGATCTAGGTTTTGGTACACTATTGGGACCACTGAATGAATCGGTAAATACTCTGATTAATCAATTGATTGATTCGGGTACGCTGAATAACTTACAGACTGGTTTCCTTGGTAAAGGTCTGAAGCTGCGAATGGGGGATACTCCAATGCAGCCGGGTGAGTGGAAAGCAGTCAATAGTATGGGGGATGATCTAAAGAAACAGATTGTTCCACTACCTACTAAAGAACCGTCCAATGTTCTTTTCCAACTAATGGGAAGCTTGATCACTTCCGGAAAAGAACTTGCTAGTGTTGCGGAAATCTTTGTTGGAAAGATGCCGGGTCAAAATACACCTGCCACGACTACTATGGCAACGATCGAACAAGGAATGAAGGTATTCACGGCTGTTTATAAACGAGTGTATCGCTCCCTACAGCAAGAATTTGATAAGCTGTTTGATATAAACGCAACTTACCTTAATCCTGAGACTTACGCCGAAGTGGTCGATGTTAACGTGGGACCAGCAGATTTTAACCGTGATGGTTATGATGTCTGCCCGGGTGCTGACCCAACAGCGGTGTCTCAAACAGAGAAGCTATTGAAGGCACAGGGGCTGATGGAAATGCTACCCTTGGGGATTCTTGATCCTGTTAAGGTTGGTTTACGGCTTCTTGAAGCTCAAGAACAACCAAATTACATGGAACTCCTGAATCAACAAGTAGCACAGACAGGTCAGATTCCACAACAACCTGATCCTAAAATTTTAGAGTTGCAGGCTAAACAACAAGCCATGCAACAAAATACAGAACTTAAGCAGCAAGAAGCTGCCTTTAAGTCTGCTCTGCAACAGCGCGACCAACAGTTTAAACAAGCTATGGAAGCACAAGCGCAGGAACAAGAATTGCGATTTAAGGCAATGGAAGCTCGTATTGAGCTTGCAAAAGGTATTCACACAACTCGCGCACAAGTAGCGCAAGACAAACTCAAGTTTATCCAGGACACGCAGCACAAAGAAGTGAATCATAGGCAAACTGTGGCTCACAAAGAGCAAATGGCACGTGTTCAACGGCAACAAGCGGCTAAAGCAAAGCCAACTTCCAAAGGGAAATAACCATAGATGACAAAAGCTGAATTTCTGGAGTGGAAAGCACACCCCATCACTAAGAAAGTGTTTGAGGGGATTCACATTCGTATTTACGACTTGCAAGTGGAACTAGGTGCCACAGCAGGCATTGACTCTATTGAAGATAGTCGTCGTAGTGGGGCCATTCGTGCTCTGTATGATGTTCTTGAAACTGATTTTGAGGATGCCGAATGATTACACCACTGTTACATTTTGTAGTTGTAAAGCAGGAAAAACTCGTAGAAGTTGATCCTACATATCAACGAGCACAAGCTGCTGGTATTGTAATCCCAGAGCACGAAGATAACAAACGAGCACAGGCTGGCGTAGATAAAGGAACAGTAATTTCTTTAGGTGCCACAGCATATCGTGACTATAACATCGATCCTCCGATCAAACCGGGTGACACGGTGGCGTTTGCTAAGTATAGTGGTAAGGTAATCACTGATCCTGATACTAATGAGGATTTTGTGGTTTTAAATGATGCAGACATTGTGTGTGTAATCACACGTAAGGAATAATATGGCAGATGAGAATCTAGATAATGGTGGTAATCAGGAAGTTGACTACACTCCTGTTGAACAAGAAGCTATGGAATCCGGTTGGGTTCCTAAAGATAAATTTGAGGGTGATGAACATAAGTGGGTTCCCGCGGATGAATTTCTACGCCGGGGTGAACTCTTTAAAAAGATTGAAGATCAATCTAAACAACTAAAGGACGTTCGTAAAGCTCTAGCTGATATGGCTAAGCTACATAGTCAAGTTCGAGAAGTCGAATATAAACGTGCTTTAGATGAACTAAAAAAGCAACGTAAAGAAGCCCTAATTGATGGCGACGCGGATGCTTTTGAAGCTGTGGAAGAAAAAATTGAACTTGTTAAAGAAGAACAAGCCACACTAAAAACTAAAATTGACGTACCGCAAGAAACTGAAGGAACAAGTCATCCTGAATTTCAAGCATGGGTTGCACAAAACTCGTGGTACAACACTAATGAGCCTATGCGAGCATTTGCTGATGCCCTAGGTTCTCAACTCTCTCGTTCTGGTAAGTCGCCTAGTGAAGTGCTACGCGAAGTTGCTAAAGCCGTTCGAGAAGAGTTTCCTAAGAGGTTTACTAATCCCAATCGGGATAAACCAAATGCAGTAGAGTCAGGACAATCGAAAGGCCGCAGTACATCTGGCGGGTTTGTTCTGACAGACGAAGAGCGTCAAATCATGAATCGATTTATTCGTACGGGTGCCATTAAGGACGAAAAGGAATACATCGAATCTCTGAAGAAAGTTAGGAGTTAAGTAGCATGGAAAAAGAACTTATTGCGAAACAGCCGAGTGGCCGTGTTCAGCGAGTCCCTGTGGGACAGCGGAACCTTCTTACTGTCAAGGGTAAAGACCCGAATTATAGTTACAGGATCGTGAACGATGTAGATGATCGTATCGCGCAGTTTCAGGAAGCAGGATATGAGGTCGTGCCACGTGGGACTGTTGAGGTGGGGGATAAACGAGCAAATGCGGGTAATCCAGTGGGAACCGCTCATCACTTCTCTGTGGGAGGTGGTCAAAAAGCGGTGCTTATGCGACAACGTAAAGAATGGTTTGAAGAAGACCAAAAACGTAAAGCAGACTTTGTAAATGCTCAGGAATCTACCATCAAGCAAAAAGCTCTTGATGGAAATGATCTTAAAGATGGAAAGCTCGTAATTACACGAGATTAATCTTTAAACTTACCGTCGAGATTCTACTTATTTGACTTTTGGAGATTAACTAATGTCAAGTGTTTCTCGTCTAAACGGGTTTCGGCCCGTTAAAATGATCACTGGTGCTCCGTATAACGGACAAGCCGAGCTAGCGTTTATGTCTAGCGGTGATTCTAGTGTTGTGATGGTTGGTGATGCTGTTAAGCTGGCGGGTGATTCCCGTAGCCCGACAGGTGCCCCTACTGTTACTCGTGTGAGTGGTGCTACCGACATTGCTTATGGCATTGTCGTTGGTATTTTGTTCACTGGCGTTGGTGACGTTCAGAACGTCCCGCCGGTCAACGATCTGAATACTCCTGTGTATCGCCGTGCTTCTACGGATCGTTACATTCTGGTGTGTACTGATCCTAATGTTATTTATGAAGCCCAATACCTGACTACTGGTGTTGCTGCTGCTACAATTACTGCTAACGTTGGTCTAAACGGTAGCTGGGATTTGACAGCCGGCAATACTACATCTGGTGCTTCTGGTATGTCGATTGCTGCTCTCTCTGCAACTACGGCTACCCTGCCGCTTAAAGTTGTTGGTTTTCCAAGCCGTCCAGACAATGTTCCCGGCGATACCTACTTCTCTTACTATGTCAAGCTGAACAACACTCAGTACGGCACTGGTACGGGTCAAGCTGGCGTTTAAGAGTAAAGGAGTAAGAATATGTCTGTTATTAATAGCGGTTCATTTGCCAAGGCCCTATGGCCCGGTGTAAACGCTTGGTATGGTAAAGCCTACAGTGAGTGGCCTGAAGAGTATACAAAGCTGTTTGATAAGTATACTTCGTCTAAAGCTTTTGAAGAGGATGTGGGTATTTCGTCTTTTGGCCTTGCGGTCCTGAAGTCTGAAGGTGCTCCTATCTCTTACGATAGCGAGCGTCAAGCTTTCATCACGCGGTATCAACATGCCGTGTACGCGCTTGGTTTTATTATCACGCGCGAAATGATGGAAGATGACCAGTATGATGTGGTTGGTCAGCGTAAGGCCCAAGGTCTTGCATTTTCGATGCGTCAGACGAAGGAAATCATCGCTGCTAACGTGTATAACCGTGCGTTTACGTCCGGCTACACTGGTGGTGACGGCTCCGTGCTGTTGTCTACGTCGCATCCGAACCTGAAAGGTGGTACGTGGTCTAATCGTCTTGCTACGGATGCTGACCTTTCGGAAGCTTCGCTGGAACAAGCGTGTATCGACATCGCTGGTTTTACTAATGATGCTGGTCTGCTGATTGCGGTTCGTCCGAAGACGCTGGTTATTCCGCGTCAACTGATGTTTGAAGCTAAGCGTATTCTTGGGTCGGATGGTCGTGTTGGCACTGACAACAACGATCTGAACGCCCTGAAGACTCTTGGTGTTGTGCCTGAAGTGGTCACAAACCACTACCTGACTGACGTGGATGCTTGGTTCATCCGTACGGACGTGCAGAATGGCATGAAGTACATCGAGCGGCGTGCTGATTCGTTTGATATGGATAATGATTGGGATACTGAGAACGCTAAGTTCAAGGCCACTGCTCGTTACTCGTTTGGTTGGACTGATCCTCGCGCGCTGTACGGTACGCAAGGCGCTTAACCATAATTGATCCACCCCATTACGGGGTGGTCTTTGATAAAGGAAAATTATGGCTATTCTTGTTACACAAGGACAAGTTGCGGTTAGTGACCCTACTCCGGGAGGTCCTAATGCTAACAGTAATGCTAAAGATGTACATGTTAAAGTTGTAAAATTAACTTCTGCTAACTTTACAACGACAAATGTGGACACTCTTGTTGCCGTTCTTCCCGCAGACTCTACAATTTTAGGGTTTCGGTTGTGGGTAAAAACACAATTGGCTGGGGGGTCGATTTCGGCTGCGACTGTTAGTGTTGGCTCTGCTTCTGGTGGAACTCAGTATGTCAACGCAGTAACGGCTTTTGCAACTGCAGGCACGTACACAGTAGTTACCCCAGTTTCTGGAATTGCACAAAACTATGCAGTTCCTCTTGGAGGCGATCTGGCTATTTGGGTTAGAGGTACTGCCACCACTGGCAATCCTACCTCTGGTGAAATCTATCTAATGGTGGAATACGTTCGATAAAATAAAGATAGGGGCCTTTGTGCCCCTTTCTTTTGCTAAGGAAATTTAATGGCACAAAATGTAACACGCACTCCTCCGAAAACAGTTACTGTTCTGACAGCTATTCTAGATACTTCTACTCTTGGAGCGAATGCTATTGTTGCTGCTCCTGCGTCTAAGGATGTGTCTATCCGTGTACTTTCGCTGGTTGTTGTAGCTGCAGAGGCTAACACGGTTAATCTACAATCTACAACTACAACATCGAATAAAACATCGTTGTTTGCTCTAGCGGCAAACGGCGGTTTGGTTCTTCCGTTTAGTGAGCATGGCTGGTTCCAGTGCACTCCGGGAGAAGGTCTTAGTATTAATCTAAGTGCGGGTACTGCAGTTGGTATCACCGTACAATATATGATCCTGTAATATGTGGAATACTATTAAAGGGTGGTTTGCTCCAGAAACACAAACTTCTGGGACAACATATGAAGTAGTCCCACAGACACCTACGCCAAATCCACAGCCCGCTTCTGATTGGCGGCGTGGTATGTGGATTGTGTTTGAAGGGCGCGTAGGTATTCTTGCTGATTTCATCGGTAAAGATGTGGTGTTTCATGAAGTCAACGTAAATACTGGAGAAACAGAAAAAGAAACACAAGTGTCTATGGGGGCTATTCGTCAAGCTAAATACTACGAAGTTCCTGCTTGTCGTATGAGTGTTTCTAAAGATGTAGCAAAGGAGTTAGGTTATGGCGATTAACGTACCTGATGTTGGAGAAAATCTAGCATTGGAGATGCTTGTCAATAAGACGGCACCTCAAAATCTTGTGCTTAAGCTCTACTCCAATAACATCACCCCATCTGATACGGATACAGCCGGAACGTACACTGAATGTACGTTTACGGGTTACGCTGCTATCACGTTAACGGGAGCTTCTTGGGGAGCTGCTAGTGGTGGTAGTATTGCTTATGCACAGCAAACGTTTACGTGTTCAGGCGCAGGCAGTGAAAACGTGTATGGGTATTATGTGGTTCAAGTATCTAGTGGTACATTGCTATATTCTGAACGTGGTACTGGTGTACCTTTTGTTATAACTACTATTGGAGATAATGTAAAAATTACTCCTACTATTACTGCAAGTTAATTTATGGACCTAACAACACAACAAAAACAGACGCTAAAAGCGTTCATTTTGTCAGACCCGGTACTGTCGCAATTTCCGACTAACTCGGACGGTTCCTACGCCATCGCGGACTTGTTGAACAAACCCGCCGATCCAGCGTTCGTCGTCTGGAAAACAGATGTGTCCATTGATGAAATCATGCGCAACGGCATGGATTGGGCGCGTGTGGACAACTTGAGCGTAGGCAAAGCCCGTATCTGGGACTGGCTTGGCAGGCTGGGCACGATCAACGCGGCTAAGGTCAACGTGCGGGCGGGGATTGATGCCGCATGGGTAGGGACTGCTGCTGATCTTGCCGTCAGGGCTGCGGTTTACACGCACTGCAAGCGGTCTGCGACTGTGCTGGAGAAATTGTTTGCTACTGGAGCGGGCACAGACGCAACCCCTGCCACGATGGTGATTGAGGGCGCTATCGGCTATCAGCAGGTAGATGAGGCGCGGGTGTCGTAATGGCTACTACCACCGTCAACTACAGCAGCAATACAGCGATCACGATGGACTTGGCGAACCTCGGTTCGTCGGCCACGTTCGTCGCTGGGCGCGAGTCGAGTCAGATCGACAACACCACGAACAAGTACATGGATTGCATCGTGTCGGGGTTTGTAAGTGTGGGGACTACTCCAACAGCAAACACAACCATAAACGTCTACGTTTGGGGCGCAGATACATCGCTTGCGACGACTGCGATTGATGTTCTTGACGGCACAGACTCTGCTGAAACGCTGTCAAACGTAGGTGTTCTGGCTGCTCTCAGGTGGGGGGCATCGGTGACGGTTCCCGTTACTACGTCCGATTTTCAATATCCGGTGCTGCCATTTTCGGTGGCTAGTCGTTTCGGCGGTGTGATGCCTAAGTTTTGGGGGCTGTTTGTCGCACATAACACGGCTGTAAACCTGCGCAACACGGCAGTCAACACCAATTCGTTTGAATTCGTGGGCGTCAAATACGACGTTGCGTAATGCTGCTGCTTCGTAAGCCGTGGGATAGCCAGCCGCAGGAGGTTGTCGGCGTTGATTGGGGCAATCCGCTGGCATCGAGAATTGTCGGCGGAGTCGCTATTGGTTCGGGCACGGATGTTCGGCTCGCTCGGCTTTCTGGTGTTCCCGTGCGGACTGTTGTTTCTGACGGCATTGCGGCATTGGGTTCAACCACAGGGTATGTAACCACATCTGGACAAAGAGGGTTGGTTGGCCGGTCGGCGGGTGGAACAATAGCCACCCACCACCACACAGTCGTCATCATTGCTCACAATGTTGGTAATGGGTTCATTTACGATGATGCAGGAGGCAATACCCTTGCCATAAAAGTCGAGTCTGGGCAGTTGGCATACAGGGCTAATGGCACAACCAACCTATTCGCCAGCGCAACGCCCACGGTCCCATCTACCGGCCGGGCTGTCATCGGCCTCTACGTGGGGCAATTTGGTGGAAACCAGCCTACTGTGCGGATCAACGGTGTCACGCACACAGGATCTAACACCACCCAGGATTCTTGGGTAGCACCCAGCTACTTCACATGGTTCGGGTCGTCTTTTTTCCCCAGCGCAAACGCTTTCGTTGGCGCGGGGGTAGTTGCGCTAGTTTTTAGCGGGCAGTTGACAGACGCACAGATTGATTCAGTAGGTGCCAACCCCTGGCAACTTTTTGCCCCCCGCTCCATATGGGTGCCGGTGTCTTCCTCCACTAGTGGTACTAGTTACACTATTTCTCCAAGTGGAGGAATAACATTTACTGGTTCTGGGACAGAGGTGAATACCAAAATATTAGATGTATCTGGTGGTGTTGCGTTTGCGGGTACAGGATCAATTACTTTTGCTGGTGGCGGGACTACTCATACTATCATACCCAGTGGTGGAATTACATTTGGAGGGACAGGCACAGAAATAGACAGTAAAGTGTTTATTCCAACCGGAGGCTTTACATTTGGTGGTACTGCTACTATAGTCGATGGTAAAATATTTCCCAGTAGTGGTGGTATTAGTTTTTCTGGTACTGGTAGTATGACCAGCAACACAACACCAGTATCCACCCAAACAGGCGAACGTACTAAAGTAGGAGCAGGAGCGTAAATGAAAAATTGGCTTAAACTGGGCGACTATAATGTTATATGCGATTCATGTGGTCGCAAGTATAAAGCCTCCACTATGAAGAAACGTTGGGACGGATTGTTTGTCTGTCCCGATGATTATGAAATTAGGCACCCGCAGTTGTCGTTACGTGTACGTGGTGACAAACAAACAGTGCCTATGCCACGGCCCGATGCTGTGGTAGATACATTTACGTCCTATTTGTGCTCTGTATTTGAAAGTAATGCTAGAGCAGATATGGCTAGTGCAGATTGCGCCCGGGTGGGGTTTATAACTCCGATATAAAGGAAAACTAATGGACTGGCAAACACTATTTAACTTTGGATTAGCAGGAGTATCTTCTGTAATTGGTTGGTTTGCAAAGGAGCTTTGGAGTGCTGTGAAAGAACTTAAACAAGACTTGGCTAAACTACGTGAAGAACTTCCTAAAACATACAGCCCCAAAGAAGATGTAAAAGAGGGGTTCCGTGAAATTAAAGACATGTTAAACACAATTAGCATGAAAATCGATACAAAGGTTGACAAATGATTTTTGAAACTATTCTAGCCGCGCTAGTACCTGTTGCTATCGAAGGTGTAAAACAAGCAGGGGCTAGGTGGTTTGGTGGAGTCAGAGCCACTACAGTAGACGAGCAGATCAAACTAGACAACAACGAAATTGAGAAGATTAAGGCCCTTGCAGAGCTAGATAAGCCTGTTGGTGCTCCCTCACAGTGGGTTGTTGATCTACGTGCTTCCTGCCGTTATATTGGGGCTTTAGCAGTCATTGGTGTAGGTGTAGGCTCCCTGTTCATGCCTGTAGATAAAGGTGTGCAGGCCCTTGCACTAGAGGCTGCAAACATTGCGTTTGGTTTCCTATTTGGTACCCGCATTGTTTCTAATTTAATGAGGAAGTAATATGGCAACTACTAATTTTGCAACAGGGACTGTGATTGCCTCTTCGTGGCTTAACGATGTAGATAAACGTGTATATGAGGATGCGGTTTATATCACCGATCCGACGTATGGGTATTCGGGTAGTGGTACGGTTTCTGCCGCTACCTTACAAGCATGTATTAATGCTGTGCAAGGAACAACGGCATATATTGCTGTTCCCGGTAACATAACTATTGCTTTAGGTACTACGGGAGTAATATCAACTGGAGCCGTAAAATTAGTGGCCCTTGGTGGTAAAGATCGTAATTATATTACGTGGACCTCTACAACCATGACTGCGTGGACGCATACTGGTGGGGTAGCGGGTGGACTGATTCTTGAAGGCATCACGTTTAGTGGTCCTGTTAACTGCACAGCAGGCGGCGCAATTAGTGTGAACGGCTCTGGTGGAGTTGCTTGTGCTGGCGTAAACATTCGGGATTGTGCTTTTGTTAACGGATACCGGCAACTATATATGCCACAAGCACACTCATGGGAAATCGTAGGCAATACGTTTACTGACTATGTTGAGTGTGCTTTATATACAGCAAACACAATCACTACTCAACAAGACGAGGGTGATGCTTTCTTTAGTAATAATGCTTTATTTGGTAGTGGTGCTTCTGCCAAAGGAATCGTACAAGCTGGTGCTGGTGGCGTTAAAGTAATCGGGAACAAAATTTACGGTGGTCAGTATGGTTATTACATGGATTTGGATAATGGTGTTGTAACATCTATCCTTATTATTCAAGGTAATTCTATTGAATTCCAAACCCATTCTGGCATTAGGCTTCGGAATACCGCAGGCGGAGCATCGTTTACCCAAATTATTATTAATGGTAATCAATTTGCTAGTCAGCCCACACCAATTAATTTAGACCACGCCACGTCCTGTTTTGTGGGAGCAACCATCAGTGATAATATCATTGGTGCAGCTGCTGGTGCCGGGACTACGTGTGCAATCACAGTGACTACTACTCCGTTGTCTACTATTACGGATAACATCGTGTATGGCACCGGGTCTACTGTACTGGGTATTTCCATTGGAAGTGGTTCTTTTAGCACTATGGAGACAAACAACCAACTTTATGGTTGTGTAACTGAAGTTTTAAATAACTGCTCTAATGGTGTTGCATCGGCTGCGGCTATCACATTACCTACGTGGACTGATTCCATAATTGTTACGGGTACAACCAATATTACTAGTATTGCCAGCGCATCAAACCATCGTAACCGGACAGTAACATTAATGTTTCAAGGGGCGTTAACTTTCACCGATGGTAATAATCTTAAACTAGCTGGTAATTTTGTTACTACAGCAGATGATACTATCACATTAACTTGTGCAGATGGTACTAACTGGTATGAAATTTGCCGTAGTGTTAATTGATAGGAATATATAATGGCAACGTCCGGAACAACTACATGGCAGTCTAATCGCAATGAGGCTATTTCTGCCGCGTTGCGTAGACTGGGCGTTTTACCTAGCGGGGGTACAGCATCAACTAGTCAAATCTCTGATGCGACGTATGCACTAAACTCCATGCTCAAAAGCTTCCACGCAGATGGAATGCCTCTTTGGGCTATCAATGAATATACGTTTCCCACAGAAGCAAATACTAGTACATACAACATTGGAGAGGGGCAAACACTGAATACTCCGATGCCACTCAAAGTAATTCAAGCGTATCGTATTGAGCAGTCTGGTGCTGTTAACGTACCAATGCTAGTCCATACACACTACAACTATAATCTTCTGCCTTTGAATGCTGCACAAGCAGAGCCAATTAACTTGTATTATCAGCCTCTGAGTACATATGGTGTGATCAAGCTTTGGCCTACTCCAATTGACGCTACGACTACAATTACCATTGTATACCAGCGTCCATTTGAAGATATGACAGCTTCTACAGATAATTTTGATTTTCCTGCTTATTGGAATGATGCTATTGTGGCAGGATTGACGTGGCGGCTAGCGGGAGAGTATGGTATCCCCATTCAAGATCGTCAGCTACTTCAGAAAGAAGCTATGTACTTTCATGATATGGCTATGTCGTTTGGTACAGAAGAAGGATCACTGTTTCTCATGCCAGATTGGGCTGGAAGGAAATAACTAATGGCTTTCTCTAAAAACCCCACAGTCACTACTTATACGACAGAGCGGCAGGATTTTGTTATTAATCCGCTGCATCGTACAGGGAGTGATTTAAGTAAAGATGCACGACTTATCAATATGATTGTTGATATGTTTGCTAATCCTGAGAAGGACAATAAAAAGATGTTTGTTAAATCCCGCCCGGGGTTATCTCAAGCATATACAACCTCTGCGGGTAAAGCACGAGGAATGTTCTATTGGGTAGTTAGTGGGGTTGGCTATGTGTTTACGGTCAGTGCCGATAAAGTGTATAGTAATGGCACTCTACTACAAACATTAGCCACAACAACCGGGGCAGTTGGGTTTAGTGAATTTTTAAATGCCAGTGGGACTAGTTCTTTAGTCATGGTAGATGGAACTAATGGGTATGTGTTTTCTAGTCCTACATTAGCTCCTACACAAATAGTTGATCCTGATTTCCCAACACCTCACGTACCAATGCCTGTGTTTATGGACGGCTATTTATTTTTAGCTAAAGCTGATTCACAGGATATTTATAACAGTAATTTAGATGATCCTACATTGTGGACAGCAGGAGATTATATCTCTGCAGAAATGTTTCCTGACACTGTTGTAGCATTAACTAAAAACAATAACTATCTATATGCGATTGGGTCTAATAGTATTGAGTATTTTTATGATGCTGCAAATGCTTCAGGTTCACCACTCGCTAGGCATGATGCCGCTGTGCAGCAATTTGGAACAGTGTCACAGGATTCTGTAGTATCTACAGATAAGGAAGTTGTTTTACTTGGGGAGACTGCAAATGGGGGCCATACTGTCTGGACTGTTGAAGGCTTTAAAGAAACAGAAATCGGTACTCCAGCTATTCGCTCTATTCTGCGTGTTGAGGGGTCTGCTCTAGCTAATGCGGTTGCCCATTGTGTTCGAGTTTCGGGACAAAAACTATACATTGTTTCTCTAACAAATCTAACATTAGTTTATAGTTTTGATACTAAAATGTGGAGTGAGTGGTACTCAGGTACTACCAGTCCGGTTACATTTATAGGTAGTCACGCGGCAGACGGTCCAAATGGAATGGCATACATTCTAAATGACACTACTGGGGTAGTTTACACTATTAGTGAGGATTATCACACAGATGCTGGTGCTGCTTTTCGTTGTCAAATTATCACACCTAAGTATGACTTTGATAGCTTAAATCAGAAGTTTATGAGTCGGCTTGCTTTAATTGGGGATGTACCTACTACATCTGGGACAGGAAATGTAGTGCAAGTATCGTGGTCTGATGATGACTACGCGACATGGGCTACAGATCGTGATTTATCATTTGATAACGATTTCCCAATTATCACACAGCTAGGTAAGTTTAGGCGACGAGCATTTAGGTTTACGTACGACCAGCCATACTTGCTGCGTCTAGAAGGATTTGATGTAGATATTAATAAAGGTATTCAATAATGGCTGCTACGTTACCACCACCGCCAGTTAGAGCACCTGATGGAAGTTTTGCGTGGGTTGCTTGGCAGCAATCTTTATATGCACTTCTGTCTACAACAGGATCGGTAGCTTGGTCGTTGATTGACAAAGCAGGAAGCTCTATTGCCGATCTACAGTCTAAAGGTCACAACTTACTTACTGGTGTCCTAGGCACAGGATCGTATCATCTTTCTTCTGCTGAAGCATCTACAGTAGCTACTTTAGTGGGGTCTACGTATACACCGACTTTAACTAACGTAACTAATGTGTCTGCTAGTACTGCATATCAATGCCAGTACATGCGAATTAATAACACAGTCACAGTTAGTGGTAGGATTGACATTGATCCCACTGCTGCTGGTGCAGTTGAGTTGGGAATCAGTTTACCCGTAGCCAGTAATTTTGGGGCTATTGAGGACTGCGCCGGTGTAGCGGCGGCTAGTGGAGTTGCAGGGCAATGTGCTGCGATTGCTGCAGACCTCACTAATGATAGGGCAAAGTTAGTTTACGTCGCTGTAGATATAACTAATCAGCCCATGTACTTTAGCTTTACCTATCAAATTGTTTAAGGATTATTATGGCCTTTGATTTAGGAAATTTTGGTGAGTACACAGACGGCTTCGCTGATTTTGCGCAGCAGTATGGTGATTTAGCCGGTGATTGGGGGAATTACGGGGAGTATTCTGGGGGCTTTGGCGATTTTGCCAATAGCGTGCCCAATCTCGCTGCCGGATATGATCTTATTTCTAACCCAAATTCTCTGCAAGTTCCCTCTGATGATTCTAAAAAATATGATGAATCCCCATTGAGCATCTTTGGCAAGAGCATTAAATCTGATGGTGCTAAGACACTTGCAGGTTTGTTTGGTATTCCAGGTAAAATAGCCTATGGTGCGTTAACACAAGACCGCTCTATGATTCCATCTATGTTTGGTAGTATGGTGGGTAATGCCATTCTCCCGGGATTTGGTGGAATGATTGGTAGTTATTTGGGTGGAAAAGTCGATATGCCCACATACTCTGGACCTCTGTCGGAGAACCCCGGCGTTAACGGTTCTGATATTGCAGGAACATTGATGCAATTGTACGGAATGTCTAAAGCAAATGCAGGGCTGGATGGAGCTAGTGATATGAACTCCGCGTTGTCTGCACAGGTACGTAACCTTGCAGATATGTATGGTCCGAATAGCCCGTATGCTGCACAACTGCGCCAAACACTAGAACGCAAAGATGCTGCTGCTGGTCGGCGTAGTCAATATGGTCCGCGGGAAGCTCAGCTACAAGCTATGTTGGCAGAAAAGGCTACACAGGCAACTAGTGCAATGGCTTCTGCTGTACAAGCGGGTAACACCAACGCTATTGCGATGAATAAATACAAGAACCAACTGACTGGTCAAAAGCTAGCCCTCGCTGCTAACATGGCTAAGAAATTTGGTTTATTTGATATTTTTAACAAGCAATCCATACCATATTCTCCTGCCTTGAATCCTGCTCTGGGATTATCCACATCGCTAGTACCGGGCAATATGGGCTCTACTGGTAATCCGCTGTTTGATTTTCTTGATTAAGGATACGTAAGATGCCAATGCCAAGTGTAGAAGACCTGCAGACAATGTATGGGGCATGGAATCCAGAAGCATATCTGACAGCCCAAAGTAATGCAGGATTAGAGCGCCAGTACCGTGAATCTGAGTATGCTGGTCAACAGGAACGTGTTCGTAAAGCTACGTTAGACAATCTGTTTCAAGAGCAGGATGATCCTGAGCGGCTACGCGAACGTCAACTTTCTAATCGTAATAAAGAACTGACCAATACAGGTTTGGGATATAAGAATGATTCTGAAGCCCTAGACCTTGAACATAAACAAGCATTACACTCGCTTAATTTAGATGCTGATAAACGTAAAGCGTTACTTCAGGTAACCACAGATCAACTGGCGGAAGCTGACCAGCAAGTTGAGCTAATGCGGCGTAGCCTTGATCCTGCTATCCAAGCTAAAGGTGAAAAGCTATTCAAGCTGACCGGCGCTGCACGCGCTCTGCAAGCGCAACGTGATGCTGCAATGGAACTGGAAAAATATAAGCAAGGTGAGGAGTCTAAACGCTCCGCTGGTAACAACGCTACGTCGATTAAAGTGGCTGAAATTGGTGCAAAATCTCGAATTGATGCTGCAGGAAAGCGTGGCGGGACTACTAATCCAATAGCTGTATTATCTAAACTATCCCCGGACAAGCGACTTGGCCCAGTTAAAGCTATTTTAGATAGCGGAATTGATCCTGAGACTGATGAACCATTGACATCCGCAGCACGTGCATATTACGAAAGTATGTATGCTCAAGATGTACGCACACAAGATGCTAAGGGGAACATGGTTCCACAACAGCCTGTGCTTGATCCAACCACAAATAAATTAGTTGCTCCAACACCTCGACCGTCTGTTGGGGATACTAAACCTACCAAACGTGGTACTGGAACTAAAGAAGACCCAATCGTTCTTAAATAAGGAATACTATGCCTGTTTACCAATATGAAGGTTTGCATTATGACTTACCAGATGGCCTCAGTGATGAGCAGGCTGTTAACAAAATCCGTGAGCATTTAGGGAAAGGGCCTGCTAAACCTAAGCAGGAAGAAACAGAGCAGTCTCTGTTTATGGATCGCCAGCAGCAAATTATCCCAGACCTACTTAAGAATACAGCAGGGGTAGTTGATACTACTATGGGTATGTTTGCTGGAATGCCTGCTACTATCTATGGTGGTCTTCGTGGTGCTAGTTCTATTCTAGCAGGAGAAGGTGTAGATAAAGCCACACAGCGTCTAGAGGATGCTCAGAAATCTAACTTTGGTTTTGGTGAATATAAACCATTTACAAAGAGTGGTGCTGAATACACAGAATCTCTGGGTAAAACCATGAACAAGCCAGTGGAGTTTGCTGGTGATGTTGGTGAATCCCTTGGTGGAAACGAAGGACGATTTGTTGGTGAATTGCTTGCAGGTAGTGCAATGGAGTTGCTTGATCCGCTAATTCCATTCACTGTTGCTAAAGCGGGCATGAAAAAGTTTTCTAGTAAAACTAAAAAGCCATCGATTGAGCCCAAGCTAAATGAACTAGAAAAAGAGTTAGATAAACTAGCTAACCCTCCAGTTTCTGATACGCCTAGTGTCAAGGCAGGAGAAGCTGCGTTTGATTCTATCCAAAATCAACTAGGCTTTAAAGAGGGGGAAGCATCCCCGCTACGTAAACGTACCGATCCTATGGATCAAGTTACGGATACCCTTATCCAGCGTGGGCAAGATGAACGTAGTGCAATGGCTCAAGAAACCATTGATCGGCGTAATGAACTAATGCAGGATGAAGTAAAACGTCAGACTACATTAGAAATGCAGGCTGCTGAGCGTCAGCGTATGGAGAATGCTCCTGTTATCTCTGAAGCTCACAAACAAGTTATTGCGGAGCAAAATGCTATTCGTGCTCAACTAGAAGAAGCCCAAGCTAAGCTGGAAGAGGCTGCACGACAAGCGGATTTGTCTGAGCAACAAGCACGTGCTTTAGAAGAACAACAAGTTCGTATTGCAGAGGCACAGCGTATTCTAGATGAGCGCCAAGCTCAAATTGACTACGAAACTAAACGGCAATACAACTTAGATTTCAATGCGGCTGAACGCGCACGACAAGAGCGGGCTGGATTACCCACAGAAGGCACTAGAATTCAACCAGAGCCCCCGATGCCTCGTGTGGAAAGTCCACATTCTACAGAAGTTTTACGTAATCTACAAGAAAGTGAAATGTGGGCTCGTCGTCCTAACACAGATGAGCGAGTTCAGCAACGGCGTGCCCAAGAGGCTGCCAAAGCAGAACAGGAAGCCCAACTAGCTGAGTTGGAGCAGCAACTACGTGAGTCTGCCTATACTCCACAAGGAGATTTACAGGGGCCAAAGACTCGTGCATGGAAATCTAAAGAGATTGGTAAACGTGGCCTAGCTAACAGCCAAACTGGAGCGTTTACTCCAGAAGTCTTTACGTTTGGTATGCGTGGAATTACCCGTAAGTTATCTGAACTAACGGATAAGTTAGGTAACGATCCTACGTGGAAGGTAAGCATTCGTGGAGCATTAGGTGGTCACGATCCACTTAAGAATCCTGACGGTACTCCTATGGTTATGCTACATGGGACTACTGCTGAAATTAATGGTAAGCTTCGTGGAAGTAACCAAGGGTTTCATGCAGGGTACGGCCCTGACTCTAACTTCTTTACTCAGACGGCAAATGGTGAGGGGAAGCGGTCTTATCTGAATACACGTGAACAGCGTAGTAATGCACAGATGTATCCCATTGTGATTAAAGATGGGGTATACCCAACCATTAAAGCTGATGCTGGTGATTGGAGTCCCAAGGAAATCTTGCGGACGGATCGTGATTCATCTAAGCCTATTCGTGATTACATTGAGGATTCTTTACATAAAACTGGATATACATATACTCAAATTGAGGGCTTTTTTAATTTTGTAAGAAATCAACATGGTGTTAGCGCCACTAATAGGGCATTCACAGATATTTTGAAGAGGGCTGGGATTGATGGTTTCTTTTATCTAAATAAGGCAGAATCACCAAAAACCGACAAACTGTTTAAGATGATGGGACGACGTGATGTTACTACGCGACGTGATTTTGTTCTAAACCAAACAAACCATCCAAAATCGTTTGTTACGTGGAGTGATAGTAACTTCACGTCTGTTTACGCAGGTAAAGGTACTACTAATGTTGATCGCACCCAGAAGCCCATTGGACAGCGTGGATTAGCTAATAGTCAGACTGGAGCTATCATGCTCCCTTTTGGGAAACGAAAGGGTAGTTTGCCTGAGCAAATAGAAGCTGTCCAAAAGCAGATAGATGATTTGGGGCGGAGATATACTGGTACTTTCTCTGATCCAGGTACACTTTCGTTTGAAGATTTTTCTAAAGCTAACCACGATTTAATTGGTAAAAAAATTGCTTTAGAACAAGAATTACGTAAAAATCGCCAAGGAGAACCTGCAAAAGAAGTTAAAGAAGTTTTCCCCGGGTATAAAATAATTCCTATTGGAACTATTGTTATGGCTAAAAATGGCCTTAAGTATCCAGAACCAACGAGGGGAACTGTAGTAGCTACACATGGATTCCGTTACGGAGAAGATGCTTATAATTTACCAGTAGTAGATTTTGGAGATGGGCAGCCACGTAAAATCCTACCATCAGATATTTCTGAAGTATTTGGTGGTCCCCGCGACCCATTTAAAGGACCGGGTAAATATCAAGCGGGGGCTATTCGACTACCATTTGGTAGAAAGCCAGCGGTAGATCAACTAAAAAAGATTGAGGGGATCAAAAACGATCCCCAAATGCGAAACATCTTCCCTGAGCAACTGAGCGTAGATGAGGTTATTAAAGAGCACGCTGCGCGTAAAACACCTGACGTAGATCAGAACTTTATGCAGAAGGCTATTAATCATTTGACTAAGGGCTCTCTGTATCAAGCAATCAAGACTGATAATCCTATCATTCGCGTAGTGGGTGAAAAGATTCGTCAGGCTAATAATGCTGCTATGGAGGCCACTGGTCGCCTAGTACATGATGGTTTAGCACCATTGGCTCGTGATTTAAGTAAGCAAGAAAAAGCAGATGTGTGGGCTGTACAGCAAATGGCTGAAGCCAAGGGTGTTACGTTAACCCCAGACTTCCTGCAAAAGCAAGGGTTCAATCAGAAACAGATTGATTGGGTAATGGAGCATAAGTCCGTTATGGACGACATGTACCAGCGTATGTCTGACTCTATGCGGGCTGCAGGATTAGAGCCTGTGTCTCCACGTGTAGCATACCTAGCTAGCCGTGCTCGTGGTGATTTCCGTAGGTTGGTTATGAAAGACGATAAAGTTGTTGGTATCATGGGGGATAACACCCGCATGGGATTAAACAAGCAAATTGAACGTCTTAAGAAAGATCATCCTGAGTATCAGATTGGTGAGGAGCGTTACTACGGAGGTCGTGCAGCTAAGGGCAGCGATGAAGGGTTAATGTCTTTGATGGATTTCCTGTCTAAAGATAATCCTGACTTTAAGGTGTTTGTGGATCACGTTAACGACATGCTGACCCAAGATGCTTTCCAATACATGAATGCTAAATCGCATACCATGCAGAAGAAAGGTGTCTTTGGGATGGAAGGTCGTAAGGTGTACGCGGATGCTGTAAAGAACGCACAGGAAGGTATGCAGGCCCAGATTCGTTATGCAGAGACTATGATTAAGTGGTCTGAGCTTAGCAAAGCGATCGCTGAAGTTAAGCCCCTACTGAAAGCGGATAATGGGTTAGATATGCCTAACGCAAAGGAATGGGCTAACCAATACATTCAAGGTGCGCTGGGTAACTCGCCGCACAAACTGGGTGAATTCCTAGATGCTGCTACAGCTTCTTTAGGTAAGAGTACAGGTATCGGTACTACAATCCCCACCCGGGCAGTCTCTGCTATGAAATCGTACGTTAATGGTATCCTGCTTGGATTCGTTAACGCAGGCTTCCTGACGGCTAACGCTTTACAGTTGCCACGTACTATGCCAGAAATGGCCGCATGGCTAAACTCTAAGGGGATTGAGGCAGGATATGATCTAGGTCTAGGCCGTGCTTTGGTCACCATTGAGAAGTCTGTTACTGGGCAGAAGTTGAGTGCTTTAGAGAAGGGTGCGTTTGAGTATGCTAAAAAGAACCATGTATACAGTTCTAACCTGTTTGAAAGTGGTAACACAGTTAACAAAGGGTTGAGCTACTACTGGCAAAAGGGTACTCAGATGATTGCTAGTCCGCTTGAGCGTGAGACACGTAAGGCTGCTTTCTTTGCCTATGTGCATATGTTAGATGAAACCGGATTCAAGCCCTCTGATGGGCTATATGAAGCTGCACAGAACCTAACTGATATGCATATGAATAACTACTCTCAGGCTGAAGCTCCGCGTGTTTATCAGGAAACTGGTAGCGTCGGTCGTAGCGCGTATAACCTGATGTCGTTCAAACACAATGAACTTAGTCGGTTAGCGATGTTTGCACGTGAAGTCCCAAATGGACAAGTCAGCCCTACTTTGGTGGCTATGGCTTCTCAAGTAGCCTTTGCGGGCCTACTAGGAACTATTGGTTTCCAAGAAGCTGACAAACTGTTTGAGTACATTACTGGTAAGATGGGTAAGCCCACCTCGATGACTAAGCTGCTGTTGGATAATCCTGAGATTCCAGATGCACTTAAATTTGGTATAGGTTCTTTTGCTAATGTTGATCTGACTAGTCGTATGGGCTTACAGATTACCCCAGAGTCCTTAGTGGACTTAGCTGCGCCGGGCTTCAGTAAGCTTGGAGATATTGCTGGTGCTGCAGGGGATTTGATCTCTCAACCTAATGCTTACAATGCTGCTAATCTTGTACGCGAAGCTGCCCCGCTTTCTGTGGGGGGTATCATGGACCGTACGTGGTTTGAAACCGATAATGGAATGGCTCTGAATCGCAATAAGGTTACTGCTAGTGCTGTACGCAATGACGCAGACAAACTGTGGAAAGCTCTGGGGATGACTGGAGTTAACGAAAGTGTACAGAAGAAACTAAGCTACGAAAATCAAAAGATAGATCAAGTCTACAAAGATAAACGTAGTAAGGTAATCGATGGTGCGATCAAAGAGTACTATATGCGTGGCGTACTACCTGATTCGTGGGTTAAGGACTTTGTGGAACTACAGGGTGATCCTAAAGATGCTATCCGAGCGATCAATGATCGAATCGAGTCTCTGAATGTTGATCGTCCTAC